TTTAAAATTAATGAAACCTTGAACGGTGCAAACGAGATGTTTAACCTTAACAAGACTTGCTTGCTAGAGCCTTTTGTTGACGAGAAAACAAGAAAGCCGAAACTCAAGGTAATTGAAAACGATAAGTTTCTGGTTTACTCAGACGATATGCAAGACCCTACTCGCATGACCCATGTTATTATTTTCGAGGGTAAGCAAGAGGTAATGACCGACAAGGGAATGACCGAAAAGGCTGTATTTAGAGCATTTACTGACGATGAGTTTTTGCTATTCGACCAGGACGGCAACATCTTACAAGACCGAATGAACGCAATGGGCAATCCTGAGGGAATCAATCCTTATGGGCGCATTCCTTTTGTTTATATCAATCGCTCGCAGTATGAACTTATTCCTACTCTCGATTCTGATGTTTGCTCGATGACTATTTTAATAAGCTTACTACTTTCAGACCTGGGCTACGCTATCAAGTACATGGCTTTCAGTTTGGTTTACGGCATTGACGTAGATATGACCAATGTAACTAGAGCGCCTAATGCTTTCCTAGAACTCAAGTCAGACATAGAAGGCAATAAACCAGAACTAGGAACTATCAAGCCCGAAGTAGATATAGACCAAGTGATGCAATACACGATGGACTTGTTTAGCTTATGGATGAATACCAAAGGCTTAAAGGCTGGCGCAGTTGGTGCGAACGAAAACAACGCTAGCGGCTTTGCTAAGATGATTGACCAGATGGACGCAAGCGAGGCTCGTACAGTTCAGGTTGAGATATTTAAAAACTCTGAGGAACGTGACCTTTGGGAATTGGTTTTTAATTACTTGCATCCTTATTGGGTAGCTACAGGCATGATTGACCTATCAGCTCAGTTTAGCGCAAACGCTTATGTTTCAGTTCATTTTCACGACCAAAAACCGATGTTTAACAGGGGCCAATTAGTTGAAGAGTTAAAAGCAGAGGTCGAAGCTGGTTTCTTAACTAAGAAAATGGCTATCAAGCGCCTTAATCCTAGAATGAGCCAGTCAGAAATTGACGAGCTAGTGGCAGAGATCGAGGGCGAGAAAGCAATCACTATTCCTTTGTTTGGAGGCCAAGAAAATGACAACCAACAAGAAGACGACATTGAGCAATAAAGAGTTAAAAGAGGAACTAGAGCGCATCAAGGCCCAACTTGCTGATGTGCGTCATGTGAATTGTTTAAATGAAAAGTTTGAGCCTGAAAAGAAGTAAGAACAATGGCTAACAAATACACTAAACTTAAAATCGACTACCCTGACTGGCTACCAAGATCAGAGCGTGAAGCGTTTCTTGAGGACTGTATAACTCACATTCTTGAGAGAACCGCAGAGGGCATAGGTGCTTACAAGAAAGGCAGGGGCTATCAAATTAGACCTTTTCCCAGCTACACCGATGAATATGCAGAGGAAAAGGGTAGCGACCACGTAAACCTAGAACTTGATGGGGATATGCTTCAAGCGGTTTCAATCTTGGATTTAAAAAATGGTATAATAGGAATACAGGGCGACCAGGAAGGCAAGGCAGAGGGTAACATTCGCGGAACCTACGGCAAGCGAAAACCTATAAGCGGTAAGGCTAGACCCTTTCTTGGCCTTTCTCGCTCTGAGCTGAATACAATAGAAGCTGGATTTTTAAGGGAACTTGATGAGTGAACAACTGGCAGAACTGAATAAAATTATCATTGTTCTTGTTACAGTTCTTGCCCTTATGTTTATTTATATAATTTTCGACATCAACACACCCGAGGAATAGAATGAAAAAAATACTTATTATGATTATGGTTTTGGCGGCTTGCTCTAAGTCTAAAGAGTGCCCGAAACCGCAACCGCCAAGGCTTATTGACCTTTGTGTTAATGGACTTCGTTTATGGCAAGACATGAGCGGCAAGCGTGGCATCATGGTTGAGTTAGATGGTTTTAAGCCAGTAAGGTGCAAGTAATTGGCTAGCGATTTTGAAAAGGACTTAGATAAATTCTCTAAGAAACTCGAAAACTTCTTAGACCTGGCAACTAGCGTAAACTCAGTAAAAGATTACGCCAAGATTGCTAGAGATCAAGTAGTTAAAAGAACAACCACAGGGCGAGGCGTTGCATACTCAGGGCAGCTCGGTGGCAATCCCGTTAAGTTCAAGGGTCTACACCCAAGTTATATTAGAGAGCGTGAGCATTATGCCGATGTAATTCGGTTCGCTAAAGGTGCCCCAAACAAAAGCAGCTTAACCTTTACAGGGGAAATGCTCGCCAGTGTTAATGCAATGGTTCGTAAGAACGGCAAGGGCAAAGTTGAGATTTTAATTCAACCGACAGGCGTTAGGGCTGATGGAATCTCAAACAAACAGTTAGCTGAATGGCACGCAACTGGAAAAGGTAACTTGCCAAAACGTGCCTTTTTGGGTTTAACTAGATTAGATCTAACTAAAGTCAACAAAACATACGCAGAAACCTTTTCCGAGATAGTCGGCAAAGTTTTTAAATAACAAACACATGAGGTATAATTAATGTCAGAAGCAATTCAGGAACCCAGTGGGAACCAACCCGAAGCCAGTGGCCAGAAGGTAGAAGTCGAGAACAAGGACACGGTAGCATATGAAACGCACCGCAAATTGTTAGCTGAAAAGAAAAAACTCCAAGCAGAACTAGAGGACTTTAGAAAGGCTCAGACCGAAGCGCAGGAAGCGCAAGAGGCACAGCGAGGCGAGTATAAAAAACTTTGGGAAAGCACTAAGTCTGACCTAGATAAATACAAGTCAGAACTAGAACAAGAGCGCCAGGGACGGCAAAACTTTGTTAAGGTGAATAAGTTCTTGAGCAGAATCGACGGAAAAATTGATTCTAAATATTTAGACTTTGTCCCTACTGATATGATTCACTTAGACCCAGAAACTGGGAAAATTGATGATATGAGTTTGGATAAGGCCGTAGAAGCTTTTATGAATGAGCATAGTTTGTTAATTCAAAAGCCAAGTGCGGTTGGAACTCGCGACCGTGCACCTTCTCATGCAGTGCCTGAGAAGAAAATAAGCGAGATGAGCAACGTTGAACTAGCAAATAACTGGGGCGACTTACTCAAAAAAATTAAATAACTTAACTCTATTTTCAAAGGAATGAAAAAATGGCAATTACTACTCAGCCGGATATTGCGTCAACTAGCTTGGCTCAAATCAACTCACAACTTCAAATGTATCTACAACAAGAATCTGTGCTTATCAACACGGTATGGCAACAATTTCCAGTTGCTGGCGCTGAAAGCATTAAGCTCCCAACAATGGGCGGTTTCACTGTTAACGATAAAGTAGCAGGCGTTTCTGCTTCTGATCAAACAGTAACTACAGGCGGCGACGTTCTTAATCTCGACAAAGAGAAAGTTGTTATGTTCGCTATCGAAGACAAAGCAAGAGAGCAATCTGTTGTTGACCTTGCTGGTCAAGCTCTACAACGTGCTGCAAGAGACATGGCTTATCAAATCGACTTAGACATTTTCGCACAACTTAAGCTTGCTTCTGCCGCAGCTCCTGATCATAAGCTTGCTTTTGCAAACGCTTCTACTCTTGGCAAAGCTGATATTCTTGAAGCTAAAAAACTTCTTGAGCAACAACACCTACGTTTCAATGAGTGTTACATTGCTGTTAATGCTTTACATCACTCAGAGCTACTTTCTATTAATGAGTTCATTAGTGCTGACTACGTTTCTGGCGCTCCGATCGTAACTGGTCAGGTTGGAACTCTTTACGGTGCTCGCGTAATCCAAACTGAGGCTGTTGCTGACAACGAAGTTATGGTTTATCACCCTGAGCATTGTGCTTATGCAATCCAACGTAATATGAGAATTGAATCAGATCGTGACATTGCAGCTCTTGCTGACCGTTACGCTGTTCATGCTTCTTATGGCGTTAAGGTTCTTGCTGGCGGTGTTAAAGCTGTTCTTCTTGGAACTGCGATTTAATTACTGGTTAGTTTCTTCGGGGGCTTCGGCCCCCTTTTACTTATGGAGCTATTTTGTCAAACGTTGCTTTAATCCCTCATTTTATAGAAGCCCCTAACAAACTCGAACTAATGCGCTCGATGTTAGATAATAATATTAAGCAGGGCAAAAAGTTTAATTACTTCGATATTCAGCAAGAGGGCAAGCGCTGGGTTGCGTGGTATTATAACGAGGTGAAATTCAATGGCACTAAGTAAAGATAGGCACACAAGAGAATATGAAAGCTACACGCTAAATGATTCTGGCGAGACGGCTATAAGAACCAAAGGCGAGGGCGTTTTTAAACCTAGCGGCCTTAATGTAGAGGGAAAGCTTACGCAAGTTACTCTCAATACAAGCACCTGGACAGCCCTACCGCCGACTGCATTAACCAACCGCAACGCTATCTCGATTTTCAACGAAAGCGCTGAAGATATACTTATTCAATACGATAACGCAGCCGCTTTTGGTTTAACCATTGGCCCTGACGAAGAACGGCAATATGATATTACTGATGCGATTGTTATATATGGAAAATCAACTGTAGGAACTCCAACCATATTAGTTGAGGAACTAGCCTAATGGGTATTATCAATAAGCCCTTTACACTTACAAAGCAAAAAATAGAAGACAAGCTTACTGGACTGATTACTTCTCATAGCCATGTAGGTTCTGGTTCTGATGAGCTTTTAAAAGTTAGTGCTAACGACACAACAGCCGATTACCTTGAGAATAAACTTGTAGAAACTGCGGGCAACGGTATTTTTCTCGATGTTGCTAACGAAGGCGGAAACGAAACATTAAGCCCGAGAATTGGCGATCACTTCAAGCAAGCCTTATCTACTGGTCTTATAAGCGGTGGTGTTTTATCTATTGGCACACCTAACACTACGTTTTCAATCTCTGATGGTAGTGGAATAATTGTCGACGGCACAACGGTCACGCCTGTGAGTTGGACTGGTAAAACAAACATAGCTGCGAGTTATGTACTTACAAATATCATTACTTTTATTTCAATAGATTCAAATGGTGACGTTGTTCAGAGAGTAAACCACCCAACAAACAATCAAAGGCGTGGCGAGGTTTTTCTAGGTGTAATTGTACACGTTAATAATACTTTTATTAATGCGATAGACACTGAAGCAAGTATATCATTACATCCAGCGCAACAGGTGCAGGACTTAGCTTATGCGATAGGTTTCTTTAATGTTAGTGGTAATGTTTTCGGCCCAAGTGGTGCGGATCTTACCTTTGACAAGTCTTTAGGCGAGTTATATTTTACAGGTTCTAATTACGATATAGACCCAAAAAACCCTAGTCAAAAAACAATGGCAGGTATAACCGATGTCACGTTTCAGTATCGTTTTCAAAACGGTA